GCCTGTAATTCTGTAAACTTGGCCTTTAATTAAATGCTTTGAATCGCCATTTGACTCGAAATTATAAAAATCTTTGTCGTTAATATCGACATCAATGTTTAAACCTTTGTCGTTTTTGGTCAATTTAGCATCAATTTTTGGCGTGTCAACTTCGACGGTTAACCCGTTTTCGTCGCGTTTAATTTCAATATCAATATTCTTTGTATCGATTGAAATATTAATAGGCTTTTTTGTGCGTTTTTTCCTTTCCATATTGAGCAAATTTAAAGGGGTGTTTAACGCACCCCGTTTATTTAATTACAAATCGATTGCGGCAATATCTGTTGATATGTCCCCGTAAACGAATGCATTAACGTCGTTTGCTTTAACGTAATGAACAAGACGAGCCTCGGCAAGTATTGTTACCATGTTTCTTTGGAAATCGTCGTTAACATAACCAACTTGCATGTTTACGCCCTCGCGAACTCTTACATTAGATTTAGAAAAATCACCTACTAAATAAGTTCCCGCCGCCATATAAGACGATGTAATTACCGGCAAATTAGCAACTAAATGTTGTCCGTTTGCGTCCATTAAAAACATTGGGTACGTGTATTCTCCCGTACTTGTTTTAGTCAATTGCATTGCGGCAAAATCAGCCGGATTTAATACAACGTGTGTTGGCTCAAAGTTAGCCGCTTGGATTTGTGAAATTGCAATCCTTACAACATCTGTCAAATTAGCATTTGGAACCGCACCCGCAAAAGAACCCGGGGCAAAAATTTGAGCAATAGACAATAAACCGTTCAAATCAGCACCGCCAGCGCCATTAATTAAACTGTTTTCAATTGCCGCCTCGATTGACTCCATTAAATCGTTGTTAATTTCGGATTGAATGAACGCAAGGTCTGCCAACATTTCTTTTGAAACGCGAACCGTTCCGGCAACTTTTTTAACCTCTTCTGAAATTTCTTCATACTTAGGCTCAATTACAGTTTTTGCAACGCCCTCAGCCGTCCAAACGCTTGTCGATGTTGTTGTTTGCGCAACATACGTTACGAATTTACTTGTTGTGGTCCCAGCGTTTACGATGTTACGAACCTTTACAACTTGTCTTTTTGGACGGTTAACGCCCGGCTCTAATACTGACAATGCAACGTTTCCGGTATAATCGCCTGTTATTGTTGTATCGCCAGCCGCCTTTACATCTAAATTAAAAACTTTACCGTCGTTAATTGAGTTTTGAATGTCCGCATGTTTCTCAGCAAATGCCATTGATAATGATTGAGCCAAGTTTTTAGGCGTTACCTTTGTAATCGCTTTTTCATTGATCGCCTCTAATTTACCCTCCATTTTTGCGATTGCTTTAATCATTTCATCGCTTTTTAACTCCAAAGATTTGAAGCCGTCCAATTGCGTTTTAAGGTCGTCCAATTCGCTTTTTGTAGCGGCGCCCGAAAGTTTTTCAGATACAAGACCGTTGATTTTTTCAACTACTTGCTCCGGTGTTAAATTTTCCATTTGTTTTTGTTTTTAGTTTTACTTTAAATTATTTATTACATCTGACCAATTAAACGTTTCAATTACCGGCTTGCTTTCTGGCGAATGCTTTACAATTTGCGGTTCGCTTTTGGCAAGTGTTATTAATTGCCCGTTTAAATATTTTAATTTCATTTCCATTTCAAATAAACGCTCATCTGAGCCCTTGCCATTACTTAATGCTTTTATAAGCGTGTCAATTTCGCCCGTCATTTTCTCAATGTAATCTGTTTTGTTTTCGGACTTCATTACGTCAACAACATTTGTAAACTCATTGGCTCCAAACGTAACCGCGGACCCCTCAAACAACATTAATTCTGTTATGTTCCAATAACCGCCATTGGGTTGCGTTGGGTCTTCAATCCATTTCATTTTGTCGCTTAGGTATTTAAACCCAATTGAATGCTCGCGAATAATGCCGTCTGCGTAATCGTTCCACGCGTCATTTCCAATTGTTGAATTGCCTAATTGACCAACGGCAAAAAGGCCCTTTTCGTCCTCTTGTAAATCCAAAAATTTGCCAATTGGTTTTTCCCAATCATGCCAACGTAAAAAAGCAATTTGGCGATTTGAACCGCTATTTGGTCCGCGTTCCTGTATTGATTTGGTAAAAGCGCCTCGTCTTATAATGTCATTATCTGAGTCGATAATGTCAAACTTGGACAAATAAACAGCGACTTGCTTTTTTTCGCTGTCCATGTCTTTAAGTTCAAAGGCGTTTTTTATGTTGTAAATGCTATTTTCTTTTTTCATATTGTGGGTGTTTCTGTTATCATTGACGCGGCTATATTTTCGGCGTAACCGTAATAATTAACCAATGTATTTATTGCTGTTTGGCGTGTCATTGCACCGGTTGAAACGGCCGCATTTAAATTAATAATACCGTCCAAGCCCCCAACGGTGCCCCTCAATTGCGTTTGGGCCTGTTGCAACCCGCTGGCCATTGCCTCGGCTTTATCGATTGTTTCGAGCGTTAAACCAAACTCGGTTGCGTATTGTTGTTTTGATATTACGCCGTCTCTGAGCATTACGGAATAAGTTTCAACCTTTGTTTTTTCCGCTGTTGCTTTGCTTTGCTCATCGTCCTGTAATACCGGCAAATGGCTAAAATCAGCCTTTAAATAATAACCTTGTTCGGCCAATTTAAGTTGTTGCATAATGGTGTTATACATTTCTTGCGTTTCCGGGATTATGGTATCTGTATAAACCATTCTTATTGAGTCCCGGACATTGCTAAATGTTGCGCCCTTGTCGCTCGAAAATAAATTATAATTCAATCCGTAGGCGTCAATTATGGCCAATTTGTCGGCCGTTAGTTCTTCAAATAACATGAGGTCCCTTGTTGGGTAACTCATCGGCGTCCAATTAACTTGGCTTTCCGTTATCATTAACTCATCTTTTGAACGGTTATACCAATCGCGTTGAATTGTTCTTTTTTCTTCGGGTGTCATTGGTATTACGCCCCCCATGTCAGAGTTTTGCGCGCTTAATATTCCTATTGCGCCGATATTTTCAAGTAATACGTTTCTTTTGTGGTAACTTGCTTTTATATTACTCAATGGGTATTTTAATGCATCGAGGCGACTCGTAGGCTTTACAATGCTCATGCCGTCCGCGGTCGTTAAATAAATAACGTCTTGAATATCGAGTTTTTCGAACTTTTGCGCATCGTATTTAAATGTAAACGACGTAATTAAGCCGTTCACGTCCATTTGTTTTAAGGTTGCACCGCTTAAATCAATTTGCATTTTCCCGCTTGGCAATGTAATCATTAAATTACGCACGTCCATTGAGCGCACCGGGCAATAAGCGAACGCGTTTGAATATAACGCATCGTTTACACTAAGTGAATATACAACGTCGCCCCAACTTTGCATGGGGTTTGGTTTGTTAATTAAGTCGTTTAACCAATGATTTGTTACAACATTACCCTCTTTGTCGTATAAAACAGGCACGTTTGAACTCATCATTGACGCTCTTTTATCAATTACGGCGCGCAATTCTGGTATTGACAAAAACCATTCAAATGCGTTGTTTGTGTCAATCCAAACAGGGGTTTTAACGCCCCAAAGTTGCGTTTGCCAAGGCATTAACCTTGACATTTGATTTATATATCGGTTTTGATATTCTGAATTAATACCAAAAAAAGCCTCGAAAAAATTTAAATCCATTTCATTTTGATTAGATTTTAAGCAAAGTTATGATAAATTTTTAAACATCGATTGAATAAATATTGACAAACCGGCGCAACAATCTGGCGAATCGTCGTTTTTATTTTTCCCCTCTTTGCTAAATGATATTAAATTTTGAATGAACAACTGACTTTGCGATTCATCGTATTTAACAAATTTAAATCGGTTCATTATCCAAGCGCTTTGCATTATTATTCTCGTTATTTTATTTGTTGTGTTATTTACTTGCAATATTCTTGTTTGTGTTTCGCGTTGTAAATGGCGGCTAAACATGGCGCCCATTGCGTTGGATTCAACCCGGCAAAAATTAACGTTCCATTTGTTTAGTTTCTGAGCGCATAACGGTATTGTTATATCTGTATTGTCGCGCGTGAAAACATAATCAACAATGTACATTTCGCCCTTAATGATTTGACAAATTGCCATGGCCGTATAGTCGTTGCCTTGGTCGCTGACGTCAATATAAGCAATTGCGCCCTCAATGCCGCGCTTTTGTATTTCAATAAGTTCGTTTGGCTCAATGTAGTTCAACTCATTAAATAAACGGCCCTTTACATCAACAGGCTGTTGCATGTACTCGGCGCTCCAAATTTCTGGGGCCGTGCGTTTTTGTTTTTCAATATACTCGTTTGTTGACATGACCAATTCGCAAAATGAATTACCATGCTCATCTAATGCCGGTATTATTATGGATTTATCGTAAATAGATTGTTCAATATTGCGGCCAATAACATCGTTTAAACTCCAACGCGTACCAATGTCAATGCGAGCGCAACCGCTTTCAAATCGGCTGTCATGCGTTGACTCTTTCCATTGAATAATCCGGTCGTTCATTGTGTCGCTCAATGCGTCTTCAATGCCTCTATAAAGGTCGTCAGTAATGGCAACATTTGACGCACCAAAACCAATGATTGTGCCCCCAACCCCAGCGCCAAAATAACCAACTTGTTTACTCGAATTGGTGTTCCAACCCTGTAAATTTGCTTTGTCATCTGACAAGGTAACGTTTGGAAAAACCTGTTTAAACTTGTCGCTTTTGACAATGGCCCGCACGTCGTAACTAAACTTTAAATAAAGCGTTGCCGTGCATGTATTACGCATTACGCTTTTATCTGGGTTGCGTCCAATGGTCCAAGCACAAAATAAAGAGGTAATGTAACTTTTACCGGCCCTTGGCGGCATCGATACACTCAAAGATTTTATTTGTTTTTCTTCGATTTGTTGGAACGCGTCCGCAATTGGTTTAAGAAATTTTCGATTGGTAAAAAAATCAAAATCGTAATAACAGCAAAAATACCAAAATTCTCGTTTTGCCAATTCCGCACGCAAAATGTTTTGAATAGCCGTTTTTTTGTCATTCATTGCCGTTTAATAATTCTTTTATTTCATCTGTTGACAGGTTGCTTAAATCAACGGTTGTTTGTTGTTGTTCAACGTATTGCTGGTTTAATCTTTTATGGTCGTCGCTTTCTGCTAAAATTTTAAACGCGGCAATTTGTAGCGTTGCGTTATCTGAGTTAATCCATTTTTGCAATAGGTAATTAGTACTCTTTGACCTGTTTTCTTCTAAAACCTCTTTTATTGAGTGTAACTCATGCAATTTGTAATTATAAGCCGATTTACGCGAAAAACTTAACGCGCTCCAATCGATGTGCGCCCAGCGGTGCCAATTAAACTTTTTAATGGCTTTTATTAATTCGCTTTCGTAATCTTGTCGCGGTTCCATGTTAATCGTTTTTAGGGCTTAAAAATCAAAATCAATGCAAATTATTGGTTGGTTGTCGCTTGTCGTCGTTGGTAATGTATTTAATACAAAATCAATGGCCTCATAATGGTTTAAATCTGTTATTTTTTCAATGACCTTTGTTATTTTTTTTGCCGAATAAACCGGTCGTTGTGTTTCTAAACAATAGCCTGTAATACAAATGTCGAAATCTTGCGATAATACGCGTTCCAATCCTTGCCATATTTCAAAGTAATTAACCAATTGCCCAAATTGTAAAATTGTAAATGCCTATTGAGGCCCAAAATACAATTAATCGAATTAATGTATTACTCATGGCCTTGTTATTTCTTAGCCAACTTTGAACACTTGGTTGTTCTAAATGAGGTAAAAGAAACATTATTACTTTGTCGTTGTAATAGCCTATTATGAATAAAGGCAATAAGCAAAGGCCAAGTATTATTTTAAATCGTTTTTTCATAGTTTATTTTTTAAATAAGGGGGCCGGCAAAACAGAAAACCAACCCCCAAACCTCGAAAACATCAATTCAAAGTTATGAATTTTCAAGTAAATATTTACCTATTTTTTGCAATGTCCCGGAATGCAACCCCTTTTTATCGTTGCCAGAATGCAAAAACAGCCACAATTGGTTTTGTTGAATGCCGCTATTTTTAGCAAATTTATGCTCTGAAATTCCGGTTTTTTGCAAATGCTCAATTATCATTTTGCGAACAATTGTATTGATATTTGATAAATGTTTTGTTGTCATGGCTTATATTGGTAAATCGTCATCAAATGGGGTCTTTTTATTCATTGCTCCAAACGTTTTTTCATCGTTTGACATGTTGCTTTTTAACTCAATACTCCAACCCTCAATTGAATTAAAGTATTTTATTTCGCCTGTTGTGGGGTTGGCCCATTCACGGCCTCGAATGTTATAATTAACGCTTACAAAATCGCCAATTTTTAGATTGTTTAATAAGTCGCATTTATCCTGTGTAAATTGTACTAAAATAAATTGTGGGTAATCGCCACCGGTTTTTAATACTAATTCACGGCTTCTAAATTTTTCGCTTTTTTGTTGCGTGTCTGCAACTAAATGCACGTTTCCTGTTAATTTGGTTATTTCCATTGTTATTTATATTTGGTTAAACATTTCGTTATAAATGGGCGTTAAATAGTCGATTTTTTCTTTTATTTTATCAATGACATTTTCGTCTTTTTTGACAATATAACGCTTTACTCTTTTTTCAATTGGTATGTTTTCAAAATTATGCTTTGACCTAATTACGCGCTCGGCAATGTCAAATATTTCGTCCTGTGAATAGCGTTCAAATTTTGGGTCCGGTAACATTTTCCAAGCCTCTTTATTGATTAGGTCCATAACCATACGTTCGGGCGTTGTTAATAAGACGTAACACAATTCAAATTCACTTTTACCGGTGCCCCAGCAATAACCTTGCATTTGATAAAAGTAATTTTTGTTTTTTAATTCTTTTTCAAACCATGGGAACGTGTCCGCACTAAACGAGCATTTAACATCGGCGCCAACGTTTTGGCTATTTACGTCCGGCTCGCCTGTAATATAGTCGTTAATAAACCTTGTTTTCGTTTCTGGGACGTCAAACCAACCCAATACGTTTTTACAAACTTCTATTGCAATTGGTTCTAATTCAATGCCTTTGCTTGTTTGCATGCTCGAAAAATCGCGTTCAATGCCGTATTTTTCAAACAATACCATTGCTTCAAGTTCTTTTTTGGCTGTTTCGCTTAGTTTCTCAGATTTTGAACGGGGTTCGGTCATGATTGCGCCAATTGACGAGGCGCGAACAATTAGTTGATGTTTCATTTTTCTGTTTTTAGATTGCAAATATATAAATTTATTTTAATATACCAAAATTAGGTGTATTAATGTCGTCTATATTGTCGGCTTGCATTTCGTCGTTTACGTCGTTAATTGCGTCATTATAACCATTTAACCAACTCTCTCGATTGTGCATTTGTTCAATTCTCAATGCTGTTTTTATCAATGTTTCAATTTTTTCGTTTTCATTGTTGTAAAACGTTTCAAATTCTCGATAATATTTAAGTTCTTTTAATAACCATTGTATTGCTGTTTGTTCCATTTTATTTTAAATTTCGTTTTTAATCCATTTATTAAAACTTTCAACATAGCAAACGCCAAAATCAACATTTGCATTATCATGGCACAAAAACCAATATTCTTTTTGTTCAATTGTTGCCTCATTAATAGTAATTGAGCCCTCAATTATTGCCTTTATGATATTATTTTTTTCTAAAAAATCGGGCGTTATTCTTAAAATTAAATCGTGCCTTTCATGGTTCCATGTAACTTGACCGCCTAAAACAACAATTTTGTTAACCTTTAATAAATTCAAATCGTTACTCATGCCAGATTGTTTAAAGTGTTTAATTGCGTGCTGGTTAATTGATAATCATTAATTAACTCGTCTTTTGTTATTTCGCTACTTTGAACGGCTTTAATTGCTCTTATAAATTGATTATCGTTTAAAGGTACCTTTGAACTAATTTGAGGCGCTTCAATGTCGTTTGAATGCGTTTTGTCGGTATCGTCAATGGCTCCGGTTGGAACCAAAAAAGAATATAACAAGGCATTTTTTAACGCGTATGTTGTGGCCTTGCCGGCGCTTTTGTCTTGAGTGTCGATGCCGTGCCCATAACCAACAATTTCTATTGAGTCGCCTGTTAATGCGTGAACGATTTTAAACTTTGCCAGAACCTCAGTAAAAACAGATTGTTTTACTTTTTCGTATTGCTGGCCGTTGTATGTTTGTGTTTCGTTCCAACGTTCAATTTTTACGGTTGGCTCAATGCTAATTGGAAAACAAAC